GCCACAAAGTTCCCGCTCATCACAACATGAGATTCTTGAGCGGTAGGAGCCGAAGGAATCGTGATCCCATTTGAATCAATCGTTACAGTATAATTGAATGGAGCCATTGCGGTTTCAACGAAAACACTCGCATTATTTACTGTTCTTCGCCCAATAGCTATTTGCTGCGGACTTAAAGCTTGGCTGAAAGCCTCTTGAGCAGCAATATATTCCAAATCTGTCGATTCAAAATCTGCGGCTACTCCTGAAAGACTCGTATAAAATCTGATACGGTCATCAAACCGCTTGTGAGTTCCTAAGATCATTAGAGTGCCAAATCCGGCCTCTGAGACTGTTTGGGTATCTCTCGTAATCTGGACATTTACGATATTGCTTAATGGCATAACTCCCCCTAAGGTATAGTGATTGTGCGGTCGTAGACCACAGTTCCACCTGCATCTTGATAAACTTCTTCTACTTCGATTGTTTCAACAAGTCCTAAGTTGTCTGTATAGTTTTGACCTATTCTAAAAAGGACATCCATTGCGCCTCTCTTTTCGAATCGGGAATCTAAAAGCTCCGTGAGGTCGTTAATTCCGAAATGATTCACGAAGACGATGCCGTTAGCTCTTAAGGTGTCCAATACAGTTTGCATTTGCAGGCTGCTTCTTAAATTCTCTAGGCGAGTAATGCAATCGCCGCCATAAGTTTGAATCTGCAAGGTGAATTCTCTATCGCCTACCATGTCAACTAACCCATTGACATCAGATTCTGGGGTATAGTCTTCGCCTATCTGGTTCAAGCTTGAGAGGAATAAAGTTATGTATGGCTGGGCTGGGCGCGGAGCATTTTCATTCAAGAAAATGACAGAAGCGCCACCGCTATTTGCCGTTGCCCAGCTATATAGATTTGTTTTTATCGTCTCAAAATTAAGCGGCATCTTCTACCCCATACAACACAAGAACTGAATGAAGCTCGAAGCCTTGCTGATAATAGGTGTCATATTTGACATCGAATAATTTCCATGCATTGGCTGTCAATTCATTGAGGAAGTCATTGAGCCTGTCTTCTAACGTCATAAAAGAAGTGTCTGAAATAATTTTTGCTTTCATGGTTTTTCAATTCCTTTTTATTGTCCTTCGAGCCTTAAGACTAAGTATTTATAATGGTTTACCAACCCCATTGCCGGTGCGTTTTGCCATGGAAAAACCTGAACCACTTCAAAAGTTTTCCCGAAGAAAAGAACAAGGTCTGGATTTACACTCGTGACCGTGTTAATGAGGGTCGAGGTAAAAAGCTTATAGCCTTCTGAATCTCTTCTTGCCTCTGGCAGCTCCTGCATTTCTTCACCCTTCATGGGCTGGATGCTGGAAGTTATTTGAGTATCTGTGTAAGCGCCATCAATCCAGCGCCCATTCGTATAACCTCCGCTTTGAAAGCGACGAAGTATTACTGGAGAGCGAAAGATTTCAAATGGCGATGTCATTTGAGCTCCACCTTATAGCGTACTGACTGCACCATCTGACCGAAGTCAATTAAAGGCTTGGAGCTTTTCTTAATAGCAATAGTCCTTGGAGAATTGGGAGGGGAAACAATTGCACGGATCTTTTGAACAATCAGTTTTGTCATTAGCTGTCCTATCAATCCTAAGGATTTTTCTGCTGTTCTTTTACCGTCCAAAATTTTAGTGTATTCGCCTTGTATCGCATTATTTATTAATGCCTTGTTCTCATCGAAGCTTGTAGACATAAAGGGTCTAGCTGGAATGGTATTCGTCCCGAATTCATTCCCTGCTGCTATTTGAGGAATCGAAAGGCCAGCAGCTTGCTTCCGCTGTCCTTTTACCTGTGTCTTTGTGGTGGTTCCCTGTTGAAAACCGACTTTGACGTAGGAGCCATCGAGCAAAGCAATTTGCCGTTGGATTTCATCAAATCCTAGATCCTTATCCTTGACAACAGCACGCATTGATCACCGCAAAATTTGGGGGTAAATTCGTTACAGTTGAACCGATGACGGTTCGTTTGATCAAATCTTTGTACAACCTGCCATATTGGGTGGCATTCAGGATGGAAGAATCGGGAGAGATTGCAAGCCCAATAGACAGTTCTCCCTCGCTGAGATTAGTAGCCACTCCTGTTTGAGGACTGGTTTGCAATTGAAGCCAATGAGCCAAAAGATAGACGTAGGCTAGCACGCCGCAACAAGATAAGACCTGTTCATTGACTTGGCATCTCAACAAACCAATCATGGTATTGTAGTTAGCCAACTTCATTGGATCGGTCGTATAGAACTGCGGTGCAATAACGAACAACGTATCAATTATCGTTTGACTTGGTATTGGATCCGAAATGCTCATTTTCCTCTTCCTCCGCTTGGTGAGAAATTTTATGAAGCTGTTTTTTAGCTGCATCTACGACTTTGTCACGGCCATCTTCATCGATAATTCGAGTCAGGTAGGCATGGTCATAAATTTGAGGGATGAGTTTCATCATCTCCTTAACCGACTTCTTTCCATCCGCCTCCTTGTCTGGAGATTCGGGAATAATCACGATGATCCCTTCTTCGACCCTGTGTTGAAATAAAGGGTGAAGGAGGAGGGCTTTGAGTTCGCCCTCCGGAATCTCATTGATCCCTGGCATCAGGCGGCTGGTGAAGTTACAATAGTAGACGTTCTTACCGTTGTACTTGACTAAAGCCATTAGATTCCCTCCCCGATGGACAGTGAAAGCGGATAATAGATGATGATCCCGCCGTAACGAGATTCGCAGTTGACAATGAACTCAAGACCACGCTCTTGAGGTGGATATTGAGTAAATGGCATTGGAATCTCCATCGTGAGCTTATCAGGGTTCTTCTCATAAGCGATCATGATGTCAACGCCGCCAGGACCTGCACCCTTCAATTCAGGAACCCAGTCCACAGTTGTGATGAACGGATTATTTTGAATAAAATACTCCAAAATCGTCGTATCGCTGTTAGCGGAACGAGGAGTTGAAGAGATCAACGTGTATTGATCGATAGGAAGAATCAACGTGTTAGGCATTTCAACCCCATTTGTGAGGCCTACAATACCGTTGGACAATTGATTCATATCGCGCAAAATTTGATCAGGTGTTTTATTGACCCAAAGTGTAGAAGCACCTGTACCATCTGCAGGAACAGAAGCTGCTGGGATGTTTGGGTTATTAGTCAGACCAAGGATGTTGGAAACATTATCTCCAAACCAGGCAAGCTTATTCACCTTTTGGTCATTGGCTCTTCGAGTAGCGTTTGCCTGACGTTGTGTAAGACTTCTCCCTACAAACATCGCAGCTCTAATTTCCTGCATCGAATAACCATAGCTGGCTCCAATGGATTTCACTGGAGTGATGAATTCCTTACCGCGAATATCGCAACGAGGGAAGTCATCGGCATAGCTCGAAATGATTCGTGCAAGACCGGTTTCTTCAAACGATTGGTAAGTGATCGATTCCGCACCCGCACCAGCTTCTGTGCTAACAGGAATTAGCTTGATCGCTTTGAGTGGAGGGAATTCAATGTCGTACGACTTTGATTTTATAGACTCGAGCTCACGAGCAAAGAACGCAGTCTCTGCCGAGTCGAGATTAACGCTTACAATTCTATCCATTTTACCTTCTCCTTAGTTCGGCAAGTTGATTTCTAATGTTGCAAGAGCACCAGCTGTAGCTCCAACGGTGTACCTTGCAGCTGGAAGCGCAATAGCGCGCCCTCCGTCTGAATCCGCACGGAATCCACCAGGAAGCAGAAGACCATTGGCGGCAAATCTCCAGTAAACTGGGCTGTCGCTTGTTAGGTTCTGTTCTGCTGCTACATAGACACGACCTCTGGTAAGCAGAGATACGCAATCTCCTTGGAAATAAATCGGATTTCCAAATGACCCGAGAGTATTCAATGGATTCGGTTTATTTTGAGTTCTTGCACCTACTCCATAGAAGGTATCTTGAGTAGTATTCGTGATAGTTGCTGTGGCTTGCGATGCGCCAAGAGTCACTACAAATGAGTTAACAATAGCAATCTTACTTTCTGTTGCCGTAACAGTTATTGTTCTATCGTTTGCCCCTCCAACTATCGCTGAAGCAATATTTGGTTGAGCTAAAATAGCAGCAACAATCGTGTTCATTGTTGCCAGGTGGGAAGTTGCAAATGTAATGGGTGCTAGTGCTATCCCATTTACACTTACGTTAATCACATTGGATGTGACCAAGTCTGAACTTAGGACAATTGTCGATAGGTTGGACTGAGGAAGGCGTACGATGTAATCTTGACCAATTACTTTCGCAAGTCCGAGACCCACGTTAAAATTCTCAAATGCTATAGGAGAAAGGACGTTTTTAAAGCCGGAATCGGCTAAAAGACCTACGCTCCCGACATCCATTAAAAAGGGATAGCTTAGTTGTGGCATGGTATTTTACCTCCGGGCTTGTAACCATTTTTCATCTTGTCGATCATTGCCTGGCGAGCCATGGCGGAATCGGCAGGTTGATGATCGAATTTAGTTCTGTATTCAACTGGGGTTGCAATGACTTGAGATGGGGCAGGGGTCATATCTTCGAGCAGAGCATCGAATCTCGCTTGAATATAAACTGCAGTTTTTCCATCTAGATTTGCATTCTTTTGGCGTGCTCTGATGACTTCCTTTTTGATTTCCAGGTCGGACATTTCATCAATTCTAGCCAAGGTTTTAGAGTCCAAGACACTCTCTGCAACTTTTTGCAATTTGACCCGCTCTTTAACGAGAGATCTGATAGATGCAGCGTCCATATTGTTGTATTTGTCGTTCTCTCTTTTTTCCTTGTCTTGTGGCTTCAAGGGAACGCGTTCTCCATTGGGAGCTTTGACAGGAGTTTCATGGGTTGCATAAGGATTTTCCTTAGACATGTAGCCCACTTCTTTTTCTTCCTTTTCTTCTCCTTCGTCTTCCTCTTCTTCGAGGTCGACATCCCCATTTTTTATTGAATTAAGTTCAGCAGATAGCTTGTCTTTTTCTTCAGCTATCCTGCTATTTTCTGCCTCGAGATTTGCAATGCGGGCAAGCAGCTGCTCAACTTGATTAGCTACATTGTCCTCCATCAAAATCTCGTCATCGTCAATTTTGACTTTCCTTTTAGCCATATTGGCCTCCTCTATTAAGATTTCTTCTGCATCGAAACTATCTAATGCGATTCTTGCCTCACTGCCTGCTCTGGCATTGTCAACAATGCTTAAGTGGTTGTATTTGATATTGGATTGACGGAAGTTATAAGGCTGGCCGTTGTAGCTTCCTTCTTCCGGGATGAGATCGACGGTGTACCCGAGAGACAGCTCTCTACGGTTTCTGTCAGTAACGTCTTTAACGCTCGCCAGATCTGTAATTACTAAATTTGAAATGACGAACTCACCGTCTTGGGTAATTGTTTCCCCTGTATAGCCAATGGCAAGACGCTTGGCATTTTCAGCCGAGATAAGGCGTTCTTGAGGATGCCCATTTGTCACAGGAATCATTTTCATGGTGTCCAGACTGTCTATTTTAAAAACTTCGTCAGGATGACGCAGTTCTTTGCGAATAGTTCCATCTGGGTTTTTATAGAGAAAAACACCCGTGCGGGTGACTATGGCATTGGCTTTGATATACCCTTCATCTGTAATGAAGGCATCGCCTTTGACTTGGCCTCTATCAAAGCGAGCAACATCATTTAACTTCATTTCTCTACCCAAAGATCAAATTGTTAATATCACAACTATTTCATTTAGAATAAGTTGGTTAACTGTATAGCTGGATGGTTGGGTAGCTGGATGTATGGATTACTGGAAATCTTATTGGTTGGATAGATGATTGGTTGAGTCTAGATATCTAAGAGTCCTTCTAAAACTGGAACAGCGACACATCGGCAATTGATGTCAGTTCCCGGATGGCCAGTATCTTTCGGTGGGTTGTCCCAACGAAATTTCTTACCATCATGGGCTTTATGGGTGGGGCGAACTCTTTCATCGCCTGCCGTTTGCCAGATGTATTCCTCGACACCCAATTCTTGCTGCCTAAGTTTTGTTAAGCTCGCATTCAATTTAGATGTCTGATCTCTCGCGATTAACTTCGCGCGCCGTCTAGTAATTCCGAATCTTTCTTGGATTGATTGAGTCATTGAGTGAAATCTGCTTCCTTCCTGCAAGCCACTCTCGATGATCTGTGCGACCTGTTCGAGTTCTTGTGCTGGAAGAGAGCGGATTAATTGAGCATTTTGGCTTCCGAACAGTTTTAACTGGTCTTGAAGCCAAGGCTGGTCGATAAAAATATCAATTCCGAAAACGGAATTGTTGATTCTGTCGAACTGCCTTTTATTATACCTGGCGACTTGTGCGCCAATTATTTTTGATTCCGCTATGGTTTCTTCAACTTTACCCTTTATAGCGTGTATTACAGAATTTATCAATCTTTTTAATGCATCTGAAAAATCATCCCCCCTTGCCGAAGAGGTCGGATAGAGCTGTTCCACTTCTAAAATCAGAGAGGGGAGTGCAGGAATAATGATTTCTTTAATCAGGGTTTTTAATTCGTTTGTTAAAGAGAAAAGTACTCTCATATATTCTCTTTCCAGAGAAGATGGCGGATGCCATTTAGGAGGTTTTTTCATCTTTGCTGGTTGAAGCTTCCCCATGCGCCTCTGTTGAATTTTAGCAAGCTGATCAATAGAAACCATGGTTATACCGGTGAGCGATATCTGATTCCTGTAGGCATAAAATCAGGTCCAATGCCTGGAGGAGGTGTTTCCTGTGCTTTTTTCTCTTCTTCTAATTCAGCCACTTCTTCTGGATCAAAACCGTTTTTACGTCCTTCAAGATCCACTTCAGTATTCATAGACCAACGGTTGCCGCCGAAACGAGAAACAGCCACCTCAGCAGGATCCAGAACTCCTCTGTCGAGATAAATGGCGTCTGTTTCTGCGACGATTTTTCTGACGATGGCTTCTTGTTCTTCGGTGTTCTGCCATAAGGGGACAAATTGGATGGACCAGTTGTCTGGTTCGTCGCCAGCGAATGGTCCATTTTTGGAGAGCATGATGTAGCGAGTGAGCTTTTCAAGGACTGGCTTAAGCTTGGATTCCTGCTCCTGCTTGACCATATCATAAAAATTTCTGACATCGTTATCTCCGGTGGAATTCATGCCGGCGGCGCTTCTTCCAAAGAGAAGGGATACTGGAATGCCAGAGACCGCAGATAGAGCCAGCATAAAACGATCGAGAAGCTCAGGGATGCCTGAGATATTTGTTGAGGCTTTTTCATATTTTTCCTCCGCATCCAAAATCATTGTATTGGTTGCGCCTTTGGTTAAATTGAGAATATCAAGTCGTTTCATTACTTGATTGTCAGCGCATT